CGCACCTGTTCGTCCGGCAGGATCCCGGCCCGATGAATTCGATGGGCCGGTTGAAATTCCCGTTTCCAAACCCTGAGGGCATCTATCTGCACGACACTCCCGGAAAGGGGTTGTTCGGCAAACAGGTTCGCAATTTGAGCAATGGCTGCGTCCGCGTCGAGGATGCGCGCCGGTTCGGTCGCTGGCTGCTCGGCCAGGATCCTGTGGCACCGTCCGACGAGCCCGAGATCCGCGTGCAGCTCCGCCAGGGCGTTCCCATCGTCCTCACCTACCTCACAGTCCAGGTGAAGGACGGGAAGCTCGCTTACAGCGACGACTTTTATGGTTGGGACCAGGCCGCGCCCCGCTGGGTAGCGTCGAGCAGCTAGCCCAGCGTGAGCTGACCAGCTCGCTGACGACGACAGGTAAAAGAAAACCGGCCCGGGCGAGTGCCCGGACCGGTATTTCTTGTCCTTGCCTGCCGCTTAGAGGCCGCGCTCGGGGGCCGGCGGCGGCGGCGGCGGCGGCGGCGGCGGAGCCGGGCACGTCGCGTCTGCCGGGATCACCGAGCCGTCCGGACACGTCTGCGTCGCGGGAGGCGGCGGCGGCGGCGGCGGAGGAGGTGGCGGCGGCGGCGGCGGCGGCGGCGCGTAGAAGTTGTAGATCACGCTTGCCAGCAAGCTGTGCGAACGGAACCGCGCCCGCGCATCAGCTGCCACGGTCGTTGTCGCCCCGGTCGGGTACGTGTCGGTAAACTGGAGGCGCGAAACATTGAACAAGCGATACTTCAGGCCAACGTCGATGTTGGGACTGACGGCATAACGCGCGCCAAGGATTGCCTGCCATGCGAGGCGGCTGTCCGAGTCCGAGAAGGCGACCGCGCCGATGTAAGGCGGCAGCGCGGCAGCATCGAAGCTGTATTTGGCACGAGCAATGCCAACGCCGCCCCCAGCGTAGCCGCTGAGGCCGTCTTCATCGCCGAAGTCGAACAGCACGTTACCCATCAAGGACAGCACGCTGGCATGACCGCTGGCCGGGAACGACGCGACGACGGAATTTACGGCATCAATGCCTGCGCGCTTGTACCCGAGTTCGGCTTCAACGCGGACCGCGCCGAAGTCATAACCAGCGATCGCGTCGACGTCCCAACCGGTCTTGTGATCGGTAACAAACTGTGGGTTGGTCACATTGTCCGTGACGTCGAAAGGCGAATCTTCGACCCACATGATGCCGCCTTCGAGGCCCACGTACACCGAATGATCCCGTGCAACGGCAGGCGTTGCAAGTGCAGTCGATGCGAGCGCCATCGCAATGGCCAGCTTGCGCATATTTGTCCCCTTTCACATGCGTTTTAAGTAATGAACCGCGGAAACACATTATGAGAGGGCTTGTTGCCGTGCAAGCTTGCGAATGGCCTGCTCTGTTGCCGAAAAGCCTCAGTCGAACCGACTTGGCGAAAAATCTTGCTGCGTGTGTCAGCTTTCGATGAGCCCATGCGTCCGAAGGGCGGCAAGAATTTGATCGATTGAGCTTCGCGCTTCGGCGTCAACCGTCGACCCCCCGGCCGGTGACGCAATCGCGACGCCACGACTGCCGATGATCTGCTCTCCGTTGATCATCACTTTCAGCCCGCGGACGGCCCCCAGTTCCCAGGATCCGGATTGGTAGCTGATCCAAATTTTGCTCGCCTTGACGTAGGCGCTCATCCCGTCGATCGGAGCAATGAATCGCCAGCCGCCAGTCGAATATCCAGCCACAGCCTGTGACTTCCCGGCCCAGGCGCCGGTCGCGGAGTCTCCCACGATATAGCAGGCGCCAACCGTCGGGGTCGCCGGCGGATCCGGTCGCGGAGCCTCCTCCACCGCGCCTGCGATCAGGAAATCGAGCGTTTGCAAGGCTTCGTTATGGGTGAATTCCTTCTGCGCCTGGCCGGGGCTCAGAAAAGGAAGGGCAAGACGCGGGGTGCCGCTCATTCGCTGCTCCTAGGATAGGTTGATGCTGATTTGGGCGGGACGGGATGCGGTAAGATCGCCGACCTGCCGCACTTCAATCAACGCCGGACCGATGCCGAGATCGCTCAGGACAGCATCAGCGATGACGATAGCGGGTTCATCGACACTCGATTCGAGGCCATCTTGGCTGCCGCTGATCACGACACGATATTGTTCTCGCGCTTCGCCAAGCGGCGCATCAATCCCGTCCACCCACGCAAATCCCCGTCGGCTGCGGCGAGTCCAGGCGACGGAGAGATCGCCATTCGGCTCACGCTGTGCGGTGAGGTTGACGGGCGATGGGGGACGCAACGCTTCGCCTTCCAATTGCGTCGATGCGATCGCGCCGCCATCGGCCGAAGCGCTGATTGTTGCGCCGAGGCTCCAGATCGGCAGCATGATCGCCTGCAAGGTGCCGGGCCGGATCAGGCAGAACCGATCGCCAACGTCGTGCGCGGCGCAGGCCCATTCCGTACCGCCACGGCCGCGCAGCAACTTGCTCAATCTAAACCGGCCGTCCCCTAGAGAATCGACGTTTCCGAACTGGAAAATCTCGCTGCCAAGTAAGGCGAGGTTCTCGCCAGCCGCGAGAGCTTCCTCGTTGCAGCTGGTTAGCCATTGATCGGTGTCGATCAGTTCGATTTCGACACTGCTCTGCTCGTCAATGAGGTCGGTCGCGCTGGGCCCGAGCGCGGTTAGCGCATGTCCCAGCAAGCTCTTGCCACGAGCCGTTTCCGTGGCGATCCGCTGACCCGCGAATTCAATCTCGACCGGACGGCGCTTCCAACCGTTACCGGTCGCGGTCGCTGCCAGCACCAAGGTCGGTTCGGTCGAGGCGAATCCCAGCACGTTTGGAATATCGAGTAGGGCGATACTGATCGCGCCGGAAAGAAAGTCGGGATTTGAAACGATCCGGCCTGCGTCCGCCGTTACGCCAACTCCGCGCGCCACCGTTGGGCTGAGCTCAATGACGGGAACGAAACCTTCGATCGTGACTGTCTCCAGTTTCCAGTGGGGCGGGCTGAGCGACAGGTCGACCTCGCTGCCCGGCTCCAGCGTCATCCTTCCCGGCGGCAGGCGCAATGTCAGCCGGTCTCGCGACGACCATGCACGCGCCAGCATTTCCTGCGCCAGCGCTTTCGCGTCGCCGGCAGTGAATACACCCGGAAGGTCCTGCTGCTTCTCGCCGCCCGACTGTTCTCCCGCGCTCGCGCGCACTTCTCCCGTTTGATAGTCGCGTGCCGGATCGTAATAGGTCACGCGCAGCGCCGCCGGTACAGCGCGCACCGGAGTCTGCTCGCGGTGAATTCGCGGCACAGGCTGTTGCTCGGCGCTATTGCCAAGTTCGCCGGCCGCGATTGGCAAGCGAACCCCAGGCCTCGGCGGACGCAGGACTTCACCGTCATCAAACAGGCCGACACCAAAGGAGTCGACGAGCGGCTTGATCGCCTCTTTGATCGATCGACCGTAGGCTGCGTATCCCCCAAGCGTGCGGTCAGTCCCCGCCGTAATCGAGCTGTTGGAGGCGTCCGAAAGCACCATCCCGACGGTCGGGGGCTCCTCGTCTGCTTCGATTTCGAAGGTTAGGAACGGGATCCTGTTGCCGAATTCGGCCAGCTCCAGGTCCTCGAAGAGCGCCAGCGCAATGCCGCGGTACGCCGGCGTGTTCGCAATTCTCTCAACCGATCCGATGAACGGATCGATGAGCTGGTCTTCGCTGCCGTCGTGGAAACGAAACTTGGTACCGACCTTGAAGTCGCCAGCGGCGCCGCGCAGCAGCTTCCCGTCCGCCCAGATCCGCTTGATCGACCCCGCGCGGCGTGACGACAACGCAACCGCCATCGATACGGTGTAGGTGTAAGTCACATCCGGTTGCCCCTTCGCGCCGCCGGTGTTGGCATGCTCGACGAGGTCCGTGGCCCAGACCACGCTGCCCGCCACGCGCATCGTCCCGTAAATCCGCGGGATTTGCGTGCCGTAGCTGGAGGTCTGAACGCTAAGGTCGCCGACCCTCGGTCCGCGCCGGACTGGCGCAAGCAGTTCCTGGTCGATCGACTGACCGATGAGCGCACCGATCGCGCTTCCGACGGGTCCGCCCAGGACGGTCCCGATGGTGCTGAGCACGAGTGTCGCCAAGGCTCAGCTCCGGCGCATGCGATAAACACCGAGCATCGGCCACTCCGGCATGCCCGGCGTCTCGACCACCCGGCGAATGCCGGCATGAGCGTGCACAAATCCATCGGTGGTCCGGACAGCGAGATGAGACTGATGCTTGCCTGCTTCGAGCACCATAACGTCGCCTGCGCGCAGCTCTGCTGGGCGGACGCGTCGAAAATGAAGCACAAGCTGTTCGCGCAACTCGTGCAGATGATCGCCGCGGAGTGAATAGTCGCGCTCCTGCGCCCGCGCGTCGATCCCGAAGGTCGCCAGCACAACTCCGACACAGTCGAGTCCACCCTCGCCGCGACCCTGCGCGCGGAAGCGCGTGCCGACGAGCGCGCGAGCGCGCGCCGCATAATCGATCTTCATTGCTCAAGCTCCGGGGTAGCGCGTCAGCAGGTCGTTGCCAGGCAGGTGCGGCTCGCCGCGAAAGTTGGCCGCATTGTCGAAGCGCGACACGCAGGTTTCGAGCCGCTTGTCGCAGCCTTCGCGGATATCGACGCGACAGCCGCTTTCGACCGCTGCGCGCGGCCAATCGCGCAGTTGGATGGCTGTGCCGCTCGCAGAAAGGATCACGCTGCTGAGACCGCAGTTCGCCCCGCTCATGTAGCGCAACCGACCGAACACAAATCGGTCATCAACGCTGGTATCCAGCGTCAGCGTCGGACCGTCGGCCTCGATCACCCTTGCAGTGATCGTTCGTCCCGCGAGATCGACCCGGCATCTCTTGTCGCCGAACATGGCGCGACATTCCGGCGAGGTTGCGGGACAAACGGGATTGTCGAGCTTTGCGGCCGCGCCCTGCAGGTCGGCGGTGAACCCCTCGCCGTCGACGGTTACCGTTCCGACCTCGCCCGCGAGCAGTGCGATTGGGTCGGCTTCCGCATTGGCCCAATCCATCGCCGTGAGTTGCATCGTCGCGCCGTCCCAGCGCCCCAGCGCCAGATCCTGTTCGTCGAGCGCGTCCGAGCTCAGCGCGCCCGCGACTTCGGTCGAATCCGGCTCCAAACCGAGGCTTCGCTTGATCGAGGCCGGCATCATGCCAGGCGACGGCGCGTAGGCGATTTGGTCTCTGGTCAGCGCTTGGTCGTGGCTCGTCAGCGCGATTCCTGCCCCATCAGAGCGCTCGAGCCGCCAGCACAGTGCCAGGCTGGTCAGCTCGCCATCGGCAATGCTCATGCTCAGTCCTCGCGTACTTCAACCAGCGGCACTGAAGGCGCCTCTCCGGCGAGAAAGGTCGCACGGTTCACCTCGAGGCGGTCCTGCTCGAAGCGGACCGCTACATCGAACAGGAAGCCCGCGGTGATCGCCGCGCCCGCCGCGGGCGGCACCGTGAATTGGATCAGGCCCTTGTCCTGCAGCGTCCAGCCGCTGGTTAGTTCGCTGCCATTCACCGCAATGCGGACGCTTCCGGATACCGGCCGCGTGATCCGCCGCGCCTCGCTCTCGCCGTATCGTTTTACCAACGCGAACCGATCAGTGTCGCTATCGCCGGTTCCGATCACTTCATCGCCAGGTGTCGGCGCTCCCGTCATCCCGTTCGAGCTGTGGTCGTACGGGTCGCGAAAGCGGAAGCCGACCGCCGGCCCGCGGTGCGCGCGGAAGAAGGTCAGCAGGGTCTCCAGCTCCGCGTCTCCGCGAACGCCCGGCCCGGCGTCGAACCGCAGCCGCGCCTGCGCCCAGTTGGCGTTGCGCGATTCATAGCCGCTCGCGCTGGTCACGATGTTGGTCGAAAAGCTTGGTGCGATGCTGGCTTCCTGGCCGATCTCGATCGGAAACGACACGTCGTCGAAAGGCGTCACCGCCTGCTCCTTCCCAAATAATGTAAGGCCGTCGCGCAGCACTTGTGGGAGCGCCCACAGGAAGACTTCGGCGGTTCCGCGATCCCGCGCGTCGAGCGCCGCGTCGACGATGTCGTGCCATTGCGTCCGATCTTCGGGCGTTGCTACGAACCCGGAAAAATAATGTCGTTCGGCGACTGGATAGCCGAAACGTTCCTCGACCTCGGCATAGGCGGCTTCGCGGCGTCCGATCCGGCCGCTCGTCACCCATTCGTAATCCTCCAGCTGCAGCACATCGAACGCCGGCTTGGCCCAGCCCATCGGCAGGTTCGCGCGCTTGAGCTCGGGCGCCGCGGGATCGAGCGCCGTCGGCAGGTACACCAACAGCAAGGCCTTCGCTTCCGGTGCTCCGGCCTTGACCGCGTCTGTGACCGCGGCGGTCGAAGCTGCCAGCATCGCGCCCGCTTCGTCGAGCAACTGCAATTGCGTTGCAGTCAGGCTGCCCCCGACATTGGCGATTTCCACGGGCTCGCCGCCGAACGCCGCGATCGCCGCAGCGTCATAAAGGCAGATCGCACCGTCGGACTTCACCCACCACCAAGGCTCGCCGATCTGCACCTGCGGCTGCAATCCCGCTTCCTGCGAGATCGCCACCAGTTCGGTCGCGACGTTCTTAAGGAAGTCGATCGCCGCACTGTTGGCCGGCGACACCAGCGCCGACGGCGGGTCCCACCCCGTCAGTGCCGGCGATCCGTCATAGGCGCGTTGTTTCCACGCCGCCGGACAAAACATGTCGAGGATCTCGTACGACAGCGACCAGATCAATTCGTACCCACGCGACTTGCACGCTCGCGCGAAATCGCGGTGCCAGGCGAGCGCAGCGCTGTTGAGCGTCCGCGTCGCGTCGAGCTCGCCCGCACCGGTCAGCGCGAAATAATGGCTCATCCCGATGTAGTGGCTGACGATCCCGCGATAGCCGAGCCGCTCGATCGCCTCGACCAGCCGCTCCGGCGCCAAATTGTACTGATCGTCGTAAGCAGACGCGATGCGCAGCCCATGCTCCGGGGCGACAGCATCGCTGATCGCGAGTACGCTGCCCGATCCGTCGCATCGAATGTCGGTGATCGTCACCGTCGCCTGCACCGGCGCCGCGAACGTCTCGGTCGAAGCCTCGACGTAACCCGGCGCGACGAAGCTGATGAACATGCGATCGATCCGCGCAGGATCGACCCGATCCGCGTCTGCTGGCAGGCTGAACCCGCCGTCGAGCGCGTAAAAATCGAGGGTCACTTCCGCGTCGGTCGGCGTCCCGTCCGCATAATTCCACAACCGCACGAACCAGGATCGCAAATCGCCTTCAGCATCCTTGCCTTCGATCGTCAGCGTCGGGCCGTTGAGCGCGTCGAGCCCAATCACTCCACTCGACTGCCAGCGGAAGCTGAGCTGGCAGTGCGAATAGTCGCGGTTGGTTTCCCGCGCGTGGGCCGGATGAGAGAGCTTGTCCTCGCTCTCCCAGATCAGGCCGACCAAGTCGCCCTTGCGCAGGAACTCGCACTGGACGGCCAGCCCATGCGCGTCGGGCGTCGTCACGAGGCTCGCGATCGCCCCGCGTGGAAAGTCGACCGACCAGTGCAGCGGGTCGAACCGCTTGACGTGCGTCCCGACGATTTTCGCGTTGGGCCTCGTGAACCACAGGTTCATCGCGGGTCCGCCAGCGCCGAACGGATTGCGCGTGCGACCTGTCGGCTCGACTGCCGCAAAACCTGCGGATCCGACGGTGCCGGAGCCTGGATCGTGATCCCGATCCGGACGTCACGGCCTCGGCCGCCGAGATGTTCGATCCGCCCGCTGCTCGCAGGGACGAACACTTCCGGCCCACGCTCGCCCACGACATAGCCGCGACCCGCACTCACCGGCCCGCCGGTAGCGCGGCCGGGCGCACCGAACAGCGAAGCTACTAGGCTGCTCAGCCCGTTGATCAATCCCGACCCGAGACCGTTGCCGCCGACCGAACTGAACAAGCCGCGCAGCGACGCCTGGGCGATTTCGTTCATCGCCGACAGCGCGACCTTCTTGAGGTCTTCGAAGCCGAATTTTCCGGTCGTGATCGCTCGCGCGAGGGCGTTGTCGATCATGCGTCCCGCCCGGCCGGCACCCGAGACCAGCGGTCCCTCGAGCTGTCCGCGCATCGTCGCGATGTCGCGCGCGAATCCGGCGGTGTCGGCGCGCACGCTGACGACCAGCCGCTCGATTTCCTCATCCATGATCGATCTCGTCGTCAGGAAATTGGCGCCGAAGTGCCGCGATCGTCGCGACGTCGGGACCTTGGGCCGCATCGGCCGGCGCCTCGAGCGCTAGCGCAAGCTCGGCCGGAGTCGCGTTCCAGAACTCGTCTGGCTTCCAGCCAAGCAGGGTTGACGCAGCGCTGCTGAGACGCGCTGCGCACCGGCCGAAGCAATCCATCAGCGCCCTTGGAGAACCTGCGTCAGGACGAGCTTCAGTGTCGGCGTCACGCCGGCGAGGCCCTTCTCCACCACTGCTTCGCCGATGCGCTCGCGCGTGATCCCCTCGGGACGACTGCGCGACAGATGGTCGAACAAGGCGACGATCTGCTGGAGCTTCAACGCCCCTTCGGCGGCCCGCTCGACGATCTCGAACAGCGATCCCAGCTCCTCTTCGGCGGCGACCAGCGCGCCGAATGTCGGGCGAAGCAGCAGGCGTTCGCCGCCGACCTCGATGCTGGCCTCGCCGCGATGGGCATTTGGAACCGTCACAGCGCGACCACTTCGCCGGAGCTTTCGAGCGCCAGCGTGTAATTGCGCTCGCCGTTGAAATCGCCGGCATATTCAAGCCGAGTCACCAGGAATTGACCGCGCATCCGGTCGCCGCTCTCGAAACTCAATTCATAACTCTCGAGCGCGCCCGACAATGCCAGGCCTTTCACTTGCGCTTCTGCCGCGCTGCCGGTGAAGATCCCGCTCGCGGCCACCGACACCGATCGCACGCCGGCGCCGGACAATAGCTCGCGCCAGCCGCCGCTCCCCTTGTTGGTGATCGCCACCGGATCGCCGTTGATCGACAGTTGCGTGGTCTTCAGCCCGGCGACCGTCGCGTAGCTTGGGGTCACCGCGCCGTCGCCGATCTTGAGCAGGAATGCGCTGCCGCGTTCCGCCGCCATTTCTTTCTCCTTTGTTCTTCAAACCTGTCGATCTGCGTGGCCCAGCTTGCACAGCGCCGGTCGCGGGCTAAGCTCGGTCTGTGACCACGAACATCGTCCTCGGAATCTTCTTGCTCGCCGGAGCTGCCCTCTGCGGCTGGGATGTCTGGCGATCACTCAGCACTGGCATCGGACAGTGGGCATATTTGCGGCGTTTCGACCGCCGGACTTCGCCAGAAGAGTATTGGTTTGTAGTTATCTTGGGTGCGATCACTAGTGTAGCTGGAGTTCTCGTCGGTATATTTGTCCTAGCCTGGTCCGTTTGATCGGCCCCGCCAGAGCTCACGCCGCCAGCATCCGCGCTCTAAAATCGATCGCCGCAGCCCACGGCCCGGCGACGTCGCGCACCACCCGCCGCCTCACCAGCCGCATCGTTACCAGCTGCCAGCCGACCGTCGTGCCGAGCGTTCGCAACTGCGTCTCAATGTCGTCGGCAAGCGCATGCAGCCGCACCGGCTGATCGTCCCACAAGGTGATCGCGACCAGGACCTCGCGCCCGTCGCCGCTCTTGTGGCTCCAGTCGGTCTCGGTCGTCGCGTCGAGCGCCGCATAGGGATAGGCCGCGCGCGCCGGCGGCCCGTCGAACACGCCGGTCAATCCCTCGACCATAGTCAGCGCCGCGGCGATCGCCGTCTGCAGCGCACCGCCGGCGCTCATTTCAGGCCTCGACTAAGAAACCGCAGCTTGGGGTCAATCAGCCAGCGCTTGATCAGGCCGCGCCCGCGCACCAGCACCCGCGCTTCTTCTGTTTCGACCGCGGCGCTGCCGAACAATTCGCGCAATTGCCGCGCGACCGATTGCACGCGCCGCCGTTGACGTTCGCGCGCCAGCGCCTGGCCGCGCTTGACGACGTCACCCATCATGCGCGCACCTCCTCGCAGCGCATGACGATCCGGTCCTTCGCACGCGGGTCGTCGAGCAACTGGCGGACCATCAGGCTGCGGCCGTTCCAGCGAATCCGCTGGTCGAGCCCGACGCCGTCGCGCTTGCGGATCGTCACGCGATAGCGCGGCATCGCGCTCAGCGCCTGCGCCTCGCTTTCCGGGCCTACCGTCTCCAGCGCCACCGCCGCCAGGCAGCGGCAGACTTCTTGCCAGCCCGGCTCCTGCAGGCCCATTGCGTTGCGCGACGAGATCGCTTGCTCGATGGTGACGCGCTCGCGCAGCGTCCCGGCGAACTCGGTCATCGCTGCCTCCGCTTGGCGTGGATGGAGACAGTCATCACGAAAGCCTCATGCGGCGATAGGGCCGCCACAGCGCGGTCACCGCCGCCGGCGGCTCGCCATCGGTGCCATCGCGCGATGTGAACAGGTGGGCAATCAGCCGCAGCACGCCCTGCCGGATCGGCTCAGGCACACCATTTTCGTCATCCGCCATGCCGGCGCGGCCGGTCACGCGAAGCCGCGACACGCTGCCGGGCTGCGCAACCCGCACCCAGCCGTCGCCATTGAAATCTATGTCGATGGTGAAGTCGCTGCTGCCAAGCGGCGTCGCGAGACCGTTTGAATCCACCGCTGCAACCCCGGTCATCGAACGCACCGGCGTGAGCGGCAGGCGCTCCCAGGCGCTGCTCGCCGGCACGTCGAGCTCGAAGTCGCGAGCGACAACGACCTGGTTGATGAACGCCTCGCATAATCCGCTGGCCGTGCGGATCAGTCCCGCCAGCAGCGCTTCCTCCTCGCCGGTTTCGATCCGGACATAGGCCTGCGCCTCGCTCATGGTGATGATGGGCTGCGCCAGCGCGACCATCAGCGCTTCTCCAC